TTATGAGATAAAAACTTATCTCATTCTCAATCACTTATAAAAAATACGTACTTTCTGTGTTATAAAAGTCCTCTTTCTTTCAATTTGAATTTTCGTTCCTTGGTGACCCGCATGGGGTCACAAAGTGATTCCGTTGGAATCCAAGTGATCCGCTTGGAATCCAAATTCTAACGCCGTTGTAATCCTATGTAAGTCACATCATTACAGGGCTTTAGAAGGAAATTTTTATCTTCTACAAAACAAACGTCAAAGTAGTTTTTTTCAAAGTGTCACACAAGTGTCACACATTTTACTTACATACGTGCCTACATACATACTGAAAGCAGACAGACGTTTAGATTTTGAACTATTATTTTAAAGAACTCTTTTTATTGCTTTACTATCGACAAGTATCATTATGTCGCATAGAAAGTGTTAAATAGTAGGTATGTAGGTACAAATAGTTTACATTTTGCGAATTTATCTTTCTTTTTCCTTATAATTTTGCCTAAGAAAGTTCGACAAGTGTTAAGGCAGACTGCAAAATTCGGGTGGTGTTCTATTCGTAGAATATCCTCTATATAACAATGCAAAGATACGAAAAAAGTGCGATATTACCAATGGTTTTCACGCTTTTAACCTTTACTTTGATATAGGTCTAACCCGACATGGAATACACTACATACGGACTTATTCAAAAACAACAAATAAGTTATCTATGAAAATTGAAAGAGTAACAAATATCACTGAATGGATAAATGCCATCAACCCCGGAGAGGTGAAGTCTGCCTACCTCCCTTGCGACAAGGTGCAGTCGTTGAACTGCCTTGCTTCACGTCACAATCAAGGCAGAGGCAAGCAGAGAGGTAAGTTCGTACACTATCATTATTGTTCCGACTTAGAGGTTGCGACAATAATTTGTGAAACAAGAGAAGATTATCTAACAAATAAAGAAAATGGAGAAGAGAACAGTTGGAAGACCCAAATCCCCAAGGATTTCAGATGATGACATGAAGAAGATTGTCATTGACCAGGAAGAGACCGTCATGAGTGTCGCTGCACTGGCTAAAGAGCTCGGCATATCGACACAAGCAGTAAGAAAACGGATTGAGCGTAAACTAATCCCTGCTCATAAAAAGGGACGTTTATGGTACATTCTAAAAAGCGAATACATAAACGCTATAAGAGCATTGTAGAATAATCCTCAATATAACTGTTAAGTCCCTATATCCAGTGTCGGGAGATAGTGGATATAGGGCATTTTCCACTCAACACCACATTATGATACGACAAGAAACCATCGACACCATCTTAGAGCGCACAGATATCGTGGCGCTCATCGGCGAACACGTCCACCTACGGAAGTGTGGCTCTCGCTATGTCGGCTGCTGTCCGTTCCACAACGAGAAGACGCCTTCTTTCTATGTTTCTCCGCAGACCGGCAGATTCAAGTGCTTCGGCTGTGGCGAAGGTGGCGATGCCATCCATTTTATAGAAAAGGTGGAGAACAAGACGTTCATTGAAGCCGTCAAGACGTTGGCACAAAGGGCTAACGTGGAGATTGAGCAGGAGCAGGAATCAGCGGAGGCAAAGCAGAAGCGACTGCATAAGGAAGCGTTGTGGATTGCCAACAAGCAGGTCGCCGACTTTTACAGCAAGCAGTTCCTTCAGTCGAAGGAGGCACAGGCGTATGCTTACAGACGTTGGGGAAAGGACTACTGCACTCTCAAAGAGATTGGATATGCACCAGCTGACGGACACGCTCTGCAGCAGCTTCCTGTAAAGGCGGACTTCCTGAAGGAGTTGGGACTTCTCAATCGTGGTGGCTATGATTTCTATCAGAATCGTATCGTCATACAGATACATGACCGCTTCGGGCATGTAATTGGCTTCACCGCTCGCTGCATGGATGAGCAGCAGCCCAAATACCTCAATAGTTCTGACTCGCTCATATTCCACAAGTCTACGGTACTCTTCGGCATCGAGGATGCTTGGAAGACGGCAGCTAAGCAGGATAAGATGTTTCTCGTTGAGGGGGCACCGGATTGTATGCGTCTTCAGTCTATCGGCATATACAACACGGTGGCTGCGCTCGGTTCGGCGTGGAACGAAACGCATTTCTCTACTATCAAGCGCATAGCAAGCAAGGTGTGTTTCCTTCCGGATGCTGACCCACCCAAGAACGGAGAACCCTATGGCCATGGCATACAAGTCGTCATGGAGGCAGGAACACTGGCTATGGAAAATGGTCTATCTGTCAGCATCAAGGAAATCCCGGACACGGACGACAACAAGAAGCAGGATCCGGACACGTTCTTCAAAAACACCAATATCTTCAACGCCACGGAGGAGACGGACTTCATTCTTTGGATGGCGGACAAACTGTTTCCGCAGACGAACACCACGGAGGAGCAGCGCCTGACTATCAAGAAGATTGCTTATCTTCTGTCGCTGATTGATGATGAGACGGGCGTGTTCATGTATATCGGCAAGCTCACGAAGTATTACCAGGGCAGACGGTTATGGCTCCAGGCGGTGGATAAGGAGCGGAAACTGCGTGAGGAGCAGGACAAGAAACATAAGGAGCAGGATGAGGACGACCTAAACCACAAATACGGCTTTTATATCGACCATGGCTGCTACATGTCCATAACGGAGAAAGGCAGTGTCTACGAGTGGTCGAACTTCACGATGGTTCCGCTGTTCCACATAAAAGATACAACAAATCCTAAACGTCTATATAAAATAAAGAATGCGATGAAACATGAGGAAATTTTGGAACTGAAGCAGGAGGATCTTATCGCTCTCGCTAAGTTCAAGCAGAAAATCGAGGGCTTGGGCAACTTCATTTGGAAGGGTACTGAGAAGGAACTAACGAAACTCAAATCATATCTATACGAGAAGACCGAGACGGCAACGGAAATTACTCAAATGGGATGGCAACGAGCTGGCTTCTACGCTTTTGGCAACGGTGTTTTCCCCGACTGCCACTTCATACCGGCTGATGAATTTGGCATAGTCAGGCTGAAGGATAAGGGCAACTTCTATCTGCCATCCAGTTCGACCATCTATAAGAACGACCCGAAGCTCTTTACCTTTGAGAAGCAGTTTGTGCATCTCAATCTTTCTTCGGTCACGCTTACACAATTCACAGAGCAGCTGTTCAAGGTGTATGGGGACAACGGACGTGTGGGCTTCTGTTTCTATCTCGCCACGCTCTTCCGCGACGTGGTGACTTCTACTTCTGCCAACCACTGGTTCCCTATTCTCAATCTGTTCGGTCCGAAAGGTAGTGGCAAGTCGGAGCTTGGCCACACGCTACTTTCGCTGTTCACAATCAGCTACACGGCACCGAATATCCAAAACTCTACGCCATCGGCTCTGAACGACACGGTGGCGCAGTCGGCTAACGCACTGGCGCATATTGACGAGTACAAGAACGATATCGACCCGAAGATGATTGAGTTCCTGAAGGGTCTGTGGGACGGCACCGGTCGCACTCGCATGAATATGGATCTTGACAAGAAGAAGGAGACGACGGCCGTTGACTCCGGCATCATCCTTTCTGGTCAGGAGATGCCGACATCGGACATCGCTCTCTTTACCCGACTCGTCTTCCTGCAGTTTCCTCGGAGTGAATTCTCGGACAAGGAAAAGCAGAATTATAAGGTGCTGCTTGAAATGCGCTCACTGGGACTGACGCACCTGACGCTCGAAATCCTCAAACAGCGCAAACACTTTGAACAGACGTGGTCGACGGCGTTCCATGATACGCAGAATATCGTCGGCAACGCTCTCGGCAGCGAAAAGGGCGAGGACCGTATCATGAACAACTGGTGTGTGCCGTTGGCTGCGCTTCGGGTGCTACAAAAGATCATCCCTACGCTGACTTTCGATGAGATGCTGCAAGTCACCATCGAGGGGATAAAGAAGCAGAATGGTGAGTGCAAGACTAACGGCGAGTTGGGCAACTTCTGGAACGTGGTTCAGTATCTTGCAAGCGACGGTGAGCTAATTGATGGTGGCGACTTCTTTATCCGCTATTGCAGCAAGTTCAAGACGGATATCATCAATGCCACTTGGCAGACAGAACGACCGGTGCTCTTCCTGCAGAAGACTCGTATCTTCAACCTCTACCGCAAGGAGGGACGACAGGCTAACGAGAAGGTGCTGCCTACGGATGCGCTGAAATATTATCTTCAGAACAGCCGTGCTTACCTTGGCGAAAAGGTAGCGCGATTTGACGTGTACAAGAAGGGCATCATCCAGTACGACCATACCAGAGCTGCTATGGGTAGCACGCCTCCAAAACTTACTATGACACAACGTGCCTACTGCTTTGACTATGACTTGCTTTGCGAGACGTTTGGCATCAGTCTGTGGACTGTGCCTGACCAATCCGACAACGACGAGCCTTTCTAAAGGCTTTTTACTCTTATAAGCGGTAGCTTACTACGAATATATTTCTTTTCAATAGGTATCATAATCAGGTGGTCTGCCGGGGCGATTGCATCGTCTCGGCGGTTTTTATTTTGCGGAAGACATAGCCATCCTCTGCGATGTACTCCGTTTTTTTCAGAGGTTTTGCACACGATTTGTAATCTACCTACATACATATTGGTAGCCTTTCATACGCTCCAAAAAGCATAAAGTGGTAGTCATTTACTATATATGGTGAAATCCTCATTGTTTTTGCCCTCATTCATTTTTCAGAAGAGAAATGCTGTAATTGTTGTAACTTAATGTAACTTTCTGTATGTCATTTATTTAGGTGGTCTATTATCTTGTAATTTCTTATAACTTCTTGTAACATTTCATTATGCTTTCTAAATACCAAGAGGGAAATAGGTAATGAAAATCCTTATTTTTTGTTGTAGTCCGGCTTCTCCTCATCTGCTACTTCTTGCTTTTTCAATGCGGTATCGTAAGTGTCACCGTGCTTCAAGAGAACGTGCCTGGCACTTATGAGCCTTTCACTCATTGCTCTTCTTTGATGTATGTGCCACATGGTAGGCTTTGCCCTACGATAATCTAATGAAAGAGGTATTGCTGACTCTTTTTTATTACTCCGCTCTTGTGGACATAGGTGATGGATTTCTACTGCATAACATTCAAATTGTCAGACATGCAGCCCTGGTTTCGTCATGGGATTTTTCCGCGTGCAAAGTTAGCGCAAGCGACATTCTGCAAGGGCACGGCGCTGCCTTAGCTCGAATATTTTTTCAAGATTTTGGGGTGCGGTGGCTCCTGGTCCAAATTCTCGTTCCGCCAAAGGTGAAAAAATATTCGGCTATCTCTTGCCTTAAATGTCTTCTTCTTGCGCTGGGTAAGGCAGCGTAAAAAGTCCTCATTTCGAGGGCTGCATCTAAAAGTCTAACAATTTAAATTTCTAAGTTATGCAAGAAATGGTTTTAACATCACCTAAGTCGGCTCACAAGAGCATGAAGGAGCAGTTTGAGAGTGTCAGCAGCTATATCGTTGATTATCTCTGGGATCAGCCTGCCATCTACTGTGGCACATACAAGAAGTACAATGAAGGCTCACTCTTCGGTGCCTGGCTCGATCTCCGCACGTTTGACTCTTACGAGGAGTTCATCGATGTATGCAAGCAGCTTCACGCTGATGAGGAGGATCCGGAGCTTATGTTTCAGGATTATCAGTGCTTCCCTGAGGAGTGGTATTCAGAAAGCTGTATGGATGAAGAAGTTTTCGACAAGATAATAGCTTTCATCCAAATGGATGATGACAAACAGAAAGCGTTTAAGGCTTATGTTTCCGCCACTGGCGATGACAGCATTTCGGATTTTGAAGATAATTATGAGGGCGAATATGATTCGGAAGAGGATTTCGCCACACACATCGTCAATGAGAGCTATGATTTGGAGCGCATGATGGGCAATCTCTCATGTTATTTCGATTACAAGGCGTTTGCAAGGGATTTGTTCATCTCGGACTACATCTTCGAGGATGGCTACGTCTTCCGCAGATAGAGGTGGAAGCCGGACGAGGCAATCGCCTCGCTCCGGCTGCCCACCTTTTTATAGCGTAACCGAAATTTATTCGAAGTAAGGAGTGTTTTATTTCAATGCTTCATCAAGTTTCTTGATTAATATCGCAGGGTCTTTACGAATCTCTTTCATACTTAGACCTTTGAGTATTTCCTTTATCTGAGGATAACCTTTAAAATACATTTTTAGCACAGTCTTTTGACCAATTCCTGCAATGCTATTATCCTTCAAATAATAGGTTCTTGCAAAGTCCTCATTCTTGGCTTTGTAATAAAACATGATAGCCATTCTGTAAATACTTCCCGATTTCACATGGGTAGCTGTGCTTATATAGTGAATATAGGCAGAAATGTTTTTCCCCTCATAAACTGGCTGAAGGAATACCGGATTTTTGTAGAGTTTCGGATTCTCTTTATAAGACATGCTCAATCCCATTTGGGCAACCATCGGAATCCAGTTTTCCCATTCTCCAGCCTTCTTGTTATAGTATTTTATCTCTTTTACATCAGTAGATGCGAAGTCTACCTTCTCACCATCAGTTTTTTTGATTCTGAACTCATGGTAATTGTCTACATTAAAGGAAAACTTCGCAATGTCACCTTTCACAATGGTGCCGTTGTTTAAGGTTACTTCTGCATTTTGAGCTTGTGTCACTCCACATAATACAAGGGCAAGTAACATCAAAATCCATTTTTTCATACTCGTACATTTTTAAGTTCAACTTTATTTTGCAAATATACATCTTTTTCATTACCCCCCCCAAGCTAAAATCAACTTTTTTATCTACATACCTACCAAATAACAAATCTTAAACGTTTCCATCATTGCATACAACCTACACAAAACTATAGTATCTTTGTGCTCGTAATCATTTTACATGTTTTATGAGCGACTATCACATCTATATCAAAATGCCTTCCTATCTGCGTCAGTGGTTCGTACATCGGCACAGTGGCACGGAACCAGTGCGTCTAAGAAACGGCAGCATCGAGTCTAAACTTATCAAGCTCGCTGTTGTCAAACCGCCTGTTTCTGCTATCCCTACAAGGCAGCGTGAGGATGAAGTCGCCATTTGTATTCCGTATTCTAAAACTCGCGACCCTCGTATTTACAACCATATCACGGACACTGGTAAACGTGCGTTGCTGGAGAACGTGAAGAACTCCTTTGATGTAGACTGCTGGACGTTCCTGCACGACTTCGGCAAGATTGGCAAACAGCAGAAAGACCTCATTTATCTCTACATGGAGCAACGGGGCATCAAGGAGGACGGCACTTGCTGGGACTCCATCGCGAAAATATACCAACGCTTGCGTAAGAATTATCTTACTAACCAATGCAAGCGAAAAAACAGCACGATAAAAAACGGTAGCAATAACAAGGTTGAAACTGAAGAAACTGTAGAATAATATGCAACGTCTTCCCGGAATCATCAATATATATTACGTGCTTGCCTCGTCGCTCATGGCAAGCATCACCCAGAAAGCGTTGGCGGATGCTCCTGTCGGAGTGTTCGCTGACACTTTCCTTGTGCCACATATCGGGGACGCAATTTGTGAAATGGAGACGCAGTTTGACAATAACGATACTTTGGAAAAGGTGAAACTCTCTTTCTCCACTACTTCGCAGCTGCCAGCTCATGAGCATCTTGCTTTCGTCATCCAGACGGTGGATGGAAAGCAGTATCTCATCGGCACGGCTGACAAACCTTTTCCTGTCATCAAGGTAGCGGACTCCACAGGCAAGGTGGATGGTGATTCGGCTGCTACGAAATACACCATATCTTATACAAATAAAGTGGCACTTGTGCCATGCACGGCGTGATGAGCGCTTTTTTTCATGCCTTTTTGTAACATTTTGTATGCAGTTGAAACATTGCGCCAAAACTTAAAATGTTGATAATCAGCATTTTCGTTTCTTGTTTACAATGTTACAAAAGATACAGCCAAAATCGGTTGAGTTTTTGAAAAGGCTATTTTTCCTTCGTCCTGTTTTTGCGCCCCACCTTCTTCCAATAGATAATTCGCAGTTTGCGATAACTTCTGCGTGATTGCCCAAATAGTGCAAATAAAAATACTATTGCAAATAATGCAAAACGATAAAATCTGCGAATACAAAAATATCCGCCTATCAGAATTATCAATATGATTACAATGTCTCTCACCATAAGTTTTTCGTTTTACATCGCAAAAATACAATTTTTCTGTCTTTCTCCAACATTATTATATAATATATCTTTGCCCTCAAACAATTTTTGACAATCATGGCAAAGACAAAATACAATCTCCATCTTAAAGGCTACGTCGGTGGGTGGGACTTCGATTCTGACTACGTCGATTTCGTTCTTAACAAGAACACCGACAAGGAGGTTGCTGTTCTCATCGACTCTCTCGGCGGACAGCTCAACACCGCTCTCTCTATATCATCTGCATTCAGGCGACACGGCAATGTTCACGTCCACTTTGTGGGCATGAACGCCAGTGCCGCTACCATTGCGTCAATGGGTGCAAAGCGTATCACCATGGATCACTCGGCTATGTATCTCGTGCATCAGTGCTCACAGTCGTTCTTCGAGTGGGGCAGCTTGAACGCTACGGATATGCAGAATCTCATCGACAATCTGGAGAAGCAGAAGTCTGACCTTAACAAACTGGATGCCAACGTCGCAGAGATGTATGCCGGACGATGCAAGAAGAAATCTGCCGACTTGCTTGAACTCATGAAAATGGGTGGATGGCTGACGGCACAGGAGGCACTGGCTTGGGGCTTCGTTGATGAACTCACGGAGTTTGATGATGAGTCGGCTCCAGTTCTTACGGAGGCTATTGCTGCGGACTTTACCGCTCACGGCATACCGCTTCCTAAGATGCTGACCGACACGAAGTCGGAAGACATCACGGCGTTCAGACGATTCCTACAGGCTTGTGCCTCTGTTTTCCACTCGCAAGAGAAACCAAATAAAATTGTTCCAACCATATCTTCTGAAGAAAAAATGAAAAAGACCTATTCTAACATTTGCAAGACTCTCGCTTGCGACTCGCTTGAAGCTAACGACGACAAGGTTACGCTTACCACGGCACAGCTCGACTCTATCGAGGCGGACATCACAGCTAAGTACAAGGAAATCACCAATCTCTCGGCTGACGTTGACCGTCTGACTAAGGCTAACAGCGATTTGGAGGAGAAACTGAAAAAGCTCCCTGCTGACACTACAAACACGGTTGTTGATGACAAGAAGGACGGTGGCACCAACACCGAAAAATCTGACATTGAGAAGTTCTACGACACCACCAACTCGGCTCAGGCTCTCTTTGACTCCTTGCCATAAGCCTCGCCTCCATACCTCACTAATCATAATTCAAAATTGAATAACTCCAAATCGGCACCGCCGACAACTCAAAAATCAAAATTCAAAACTCAAAACTCCCAATCATGGCAGGAATACTACAATTTACCCTACAAGAATACAAGGATGCTGCTCGAAAGTGGCGTTCTGACTTCCTTCGTCTGCCGATTATCGGCTGCGACGAGACTCTTAAGTTTATGACCGGTCGCCCTGGCATCCGCTACAAGGAGAGTGTGGGCACGCTCAACGCTTCGGCACAGTTCGCTCCTTACTCGCCAACTCGCTCGGAGGACGTGAACTTGCAGCTGGACTTCCGAACGCTTGAAACTTTCTTCGGTTCGGTGGTCGCTAAGTTCGAGCCTAACTCGGCTATCTCTACGCTCCTCGGCACGGGTGCCACTAAGGGCGACGGACAGATGTCTGTTCCTACGGCTCGTGAGGTGCTTGGACTTATCGCCAAGTCGCTCTCCGAAAAGCTCAATGATGCTATTTGGAGCGGTGTGCGCAACGCAAGCGGTACTACCACCCAGGATCTCTTCGATGGCTTCGACACCATCACAAAGAAGGAGGTTACTTCCGGTGCTCTCGCTAAGGAGAATGGCAATTACCTCAAACTGACGGATGCCATCACCTCTGCCAACGCTGTTGACGTGGCTAAGGAGATTCTGTTCTCGCTCGACCCTCGTCTTCGTTCGCAGACTCTCTTCATGTACTGCTCGCAGGACTTCGTGGATAAGTATAACGAGGGGTATCTGCTCACACACAGCGGTATTCCGTATAACACGCAGTACAATCAGCCTACTGTCGAGGGTTCTAACGGCAAACCCATCTTCTGTCCGCTTGCTAACAAGACGGACTCGAAGTATATCCATATCTCGCCAAAAATCAATATGCTTTATGGATATGACCAGATGGGCGACGTGGAATCGGTTGACGTTGAGCGTTTCGATGCGTTCCTGCTCTCGTACATCGCCACCATGTTCTTCGGTGTACAGTTCGAGTCTATCGACAAGCGACGCCTGAAGGTCGTTGAACTGGCTGGCTTATAGTCTAACTCTTAACAATAGTAATTATGGCAGCATCTAATACAGACGTACAAAAATCTCTTGCATGGGCGATGGGCACACCGGAACTTCCTGGTGTGCGTCGCCGTGTGTATTATACATCCAAGAATGATATTCTTGTTTGGCCTAAACTTCCTCATAACGAGGTCGGACGTGTCACATTTTCTGTCTATGACGGTTCCTTCACGTTGAAGGAAAACGCTGTATGGAAATACATCGACATCCTTCCTGAGAAGTCGCAGCTCACAAGTGAGGCACAGGGTGAACTGCCGTCACAGACGCAGCTCAACAAACTCGTGGCGGTTCATCCGTCGGTAAGCGAAGCGGCATCGGCTGCAGCTGCTTACCTCAATAACAACGACAACGTCTTCATCGTCGAGGACATGAAGGGCAAGCACCGTGTCGTGGGTTGTGACAAGTGGACTACCAAGACCACAGTCACGCAGGATCTCGGTCAGGGTGCCACTGGCACCACTGGCACCACTATCAACGTGGAGGCATCGGACGAGTGTCCGGCTCCGTTCTATACTGGCACCATCACCACTGAGGACGGCGACATTGATTGCGCAGCGTAACGGCGAGTAAAGTTATAATCATAGTTGACCATGGGCAAGCGGACTCCGATAGACATGCAGGAATTCTTGAATGACATTTCCGTGCCGGACTTATCGGGTCCGCTTGAGCTGTCTTCAAAGGAGGCTTCGCATGAACAGAAGGATATCTTCGCCATAGAGAAACGCAAGGCGTGGGATAAGTCGGTCGAAGCGCGGTGCGACTTCACCCGACGCGTCCGGCTTACTCGACGGGCGGACACGTTCTTCATCTCTCTATGGCAGAAGTCGCTGTATGGCAGAACGCTGACGGATATCAAGGGCGACGACAGTATGGTGGCGTTCTTCGCTGATAGCATCTCGCCACTGATACATGACATCCTCGGTGAGGAGCTAAACACGGGGGCATGGTGTATCGTCACCACTCCCAAACGTCGCCATCTCGTCAAGAACTTCGCCACTCGCATCAGCGAAATGATTGCTTCCCAACTGAACATCCCGTTCTACGAGGATGTTGCTTTCTGCCATTCCAAACAGCGTATAGGGGCGGTGTTCACCATGAACAATCTCCCCAAAGAGCCTAACTGCATCGTCTTCGATGACTTTGTTACTACTGGCTCTACGCTGAAGGCTATGCGCAATGTGCTTACCGAACATCACAAGAATTGTGTGTTCTTCACTGGTATTAATAACAAATTGTGAGCAAATGAGAGCAGAGTCAAGCTTGCTTGAACTATGCCGAGTGCTGCTACAATTCAACGAAGTTAAGTTATAACAACAAAGTTAAACTATAAAATATGAACAATCTGACTGACAAACTCCAGCAATGGCTCGACACTCCATCTGCTGAGCGTGACTGGAACGAGGGTGCAATCCTTCTTCTCCAACTCACCAATAACACCATAATGTATCGTAATCTCTGCATCAATCCCAAAGGCAAGGCTGAGTTCATCGAAGGCAAGCTACGTGCCTTCCTCAAAGCTCGCCGTGAGGTCGAAGCCCACGACGAGGTGAACATCATGCAGGAGCAAGTGGATGCTATCGTGGCAAGTCGAACAGAGTTCTCGAATAAGGACACGAACCCAGCTACTGACTTTAAGGCTGGCAAGCGTGCGGATCACGCCTCGCTACCTGAGGATATCCAGGCTCTCTATGTCGAGAACCTTGATATCACTCATCGTATGCGTGAACTCCATTTGCGCCTACGCTTGTTGTCGGACTCTACTAAGCAGGTGCCGGCTTCAGAACGCAAGCCGTTGCTCGACGAGTTTATAAACCTCGATAAAAAGTTGCACGCAAATTGGGACACTTATGACCATTATGTAACAAAGGCAGAAAGTGCAGCAAATACCGAAACCAAAGAAAGCGAAGAGGAGCAGACTAAGGAAACTGAAATTGGTCAGTCACCAACTGACCAATTAGCAGAAAAGCCTGAGGATGCCACTCCTTCCAAGCCGAAGTCCAAGTCTAAATCCAAGAAGTAGTGAAGCGCAACATTAACATAGATGACATCCTAAAGCCACTCTCGGAATGTCCACACCAGGCGTATCTCTCCAATGCTCTTCAGGTGGCGGACGTCTTAGAGTGGATTTTGGAACAGGTCGGCAAAGCGGAAATATGGCAGACTTCGTTCTCCATCTCCGAGGAGTTCCTGCGTAGGCTCTTCTTCATCGAGAAGTCGGGCAACATATCTGCCTTTAATCTTGTTCTCGACCATAAGGCTACGAACAAAACGCTAAAGCTTTGGGCATTCATCACACAGACGATGAAGCGCACCTATCTTGCCGACAACCATTCTAAAATTCTTCTCGTGCAAGCGGAGTCTGGTGAACAGATTAGTGTCGTCACCTCGCAGAATCTTACACGAGGCAACCGCCATGAGTCCACGTTCATCTCAACTTCGCCCGACATCTTCAACACTCTTCATACGTCCGTCATGGATCTTATAAAGAACCATTCCGTTCCGCTAACCGACCTTTTCCAACAGCGCATCAACGCTGCCGGTGCTAACAATTAAAATAATATGGTATACTCAGAAGAAGTTCTCACGCAGATTGAACAATATGCTTCAATCTACCTCAAAATCAGCGACATGGCTGTAATTCTCGGTGTTCCACCAGAAGATTTACGCCGTGACATTGCTGACCGTACAACAGCCGTTTCGCAGCGTTACCACCGTGGCAAGGCTGCTTCACGTGTCAAGCTATTGCATCAGGAGATGCAGCTCGCCTACGTCGGCTCTCCACTCGCTCTTGAAAACACCCGTAACAACCTCCTCGATATGGAGGATGATGAATAATTCAAAATTCTCTTCATGTCACAATTTAGCATTATCGACATCGCCAAACAGGATCTTTATACCTCCCAATCGGAATTGGAAGGTAAATATCCTGTTCCCCAAATCGAACATCTACTTCGATTAAGGGATATGGTCACATGGTCTATCGCCAACCCTGACATGAAGGATCGTCAGTTTGTCGATGAGCTGCGCAGCCGTTACGGACTGTCGCAAGTCACGGCGTATGCGGACTTGAAAATCGTCAAGGCGCTGCTCCCGAATCTCTCGGAGTGTACGCGCGACTTCCACCGCTGGCGGTATAACGAGATGATCATGGAGACGTACCAGATGGCGAAGAAGCGTAAGGACACGAAGACGATGGAGAAAGCTGCTACTTCTTATGCGAAGTTCAACCGCATCGACATCGAGGACGAGCAATCTGTGCCATATCACATGATTGTCGTCCAACCGTTTTTCCCGACTACTGACCCGCGTGTTGTGGGCATCACGCCAGTTCCGAACATCGACGACCGCATCCGAAAACTCACGCAGGAGCTTACCACTTCGCATCCGGACACGGAGAATATCGAATACGAACAAGCGGATCTTGTTCTTGATGACATCTTTAAGCCTGAAGACAATGACGAACAAAGTTGACACTTCCCTTTGGGACATAGAGGCGAAGCAACACTCTAAGCGTGTGTACTTCAACAAACCTCAGCTCCTGACGCAATACATCGGCGCGAAGACTACGGTCATCGTGGCTGGACGACGCACGGGCAAGACGGACTCCATCGCCTCGCCGTTCGTGCTGCGTAACATGCAGCGTATGCCTGGCTCCACTGGTGGTATCGTCGTGCCGACGTTCAAGCTTGGCTTGACCAACACGCTCCCAGGTCTGCTTGCAGCATGGAAGCGTTGGGGCTATATCAATGGCGTTCACTATGTGGTAGGCAGAAAACCGCCGAAGTCATTCGCGAAGCCAATCACCGAACCGGCTGACTATGAGCATGTAATCACGTTCTATAATGGCTCGGTGGCTATCATCATCAGTCAGGACCGCCCGGGCTCTTCCAACTCGCTCACGCTTTCATGGCTGCTCATTGACGAGGCGAAGTTCATTGATTACAACAAACTGAAGGACGAGACTCTGCCTGCAAATGGTGGCATACGCTCGTACTTCGGGCACCACAGCTTTAACCATAGCATGATGGTGCTCTCGGATATGCCTCAGACAACAAAGGGCTCTTGGTTCCTGCACTATGAGGATAAGATGGACACGGAACTGATTGACACAATCAAGGGCACAATCTACAAGATTTGGCAGACGAAGGAGCGCATTGCCCAACTCAAAGAGCAGCGCAAGCCCATTCCTTCTTATCTGCCCAATTACCTCAAATGGCTCGACCAGTCGCTTAACAAGATGCGCTCGGTGGCGGTCTATTATAAGGAATACTCCACCCTCGAAAACCTACAGCTTCTCGGTGAAGAGTATATCCGGCAGATGAAGCGCGACCTCACGCCGAAGACTTTCCAGACGTCAATCCTCTGTCAGAAGATCGGCATCTCGCACGATGGTTTCTACTCGTCCATGCAGGAGTACCACAAGTATGGTGCTTCGGATTTTGACTACCTCGACTCACTCGGCTACGACCGCATCATCAAGGAGGCGCAGCAGGATCTCTACACCATCCACGCAACTAACCAGTTCTCTACGCTCAACAGCTCGCTCGACTGTCGCACGGACTCGGACATCGACCCTATGCAGCCTCTCTGCATTGGCATGGACTACAACGCCAATATCAACTGGATTGTGTGCGGTCAGCCACGTGCCAACCGTCTGAACATCCTCAAATCGTTCTATGTGAAGTTTGAGCGCAAAATCCCTGCGCTCGTTGCCGACTTCTGCACCTACTATGCTCCACACCCTAACAAGACGGTCATCTACTACTATGATGCCACCGCCCTCGGCTCTAACTATGCCGTGAACGACCAGGACTTCCACTGGGTGGTAGTCCATGAGTTTGAACGCCACGGATGGCAGGTCATTGACGTGTACCTCGGCAACCCGATGCGACACGATGAGAAATATCTTCTCATCAATCAGGGTTTTGCCGGGAAGCAACGACTGATGCCGTACTTCAACCGCCAAAACAACGATGACCTTATCCTCGCCGTCCAGTCCGCAGGAGTGGAGCGAGGTCGCAACGGCTTCCGCAAGAACAAAAGTATGGAGAAGCAGCCGGAGTCCGAAGAAGACCTTCTCGAACACCGTACCGACGGCACCGATGCCTTCGACACCCTCTATATCGGCTGCGAAAAATTCCCACAGCACGATTTATACCCAATTTGTGTGGGTGGGGTGAGATAATGCAATAAAACGGCGAGATTGCCGTTTTTATGATGTAACTTTGTGAAATCAAATGACAAAAGAGCCCATGAAATATATCCTGACATTCTTGATTTGTATTATCTTTTCCTGTCAAATAGGGAAAAGCAAAACTGGTATGCAACAAAGTAAAGATATTGAATCCACTATAAAAATATGCATCAAAGAGAAAATATGTTTTTCTATACAACTGCTCAATTTCTTTTCGGAAGAAGGGAACTACAAATTACTATGCGTTAAAAGGAATGGAAGGCATCTTGCAAACGTAAAATTACCTTCATCTGAAGACGTGAAGAATCTTAAAACCCATATACGAAAATACAGAAATGACTGTATTCTTGAATGTCTTTATGGGGGTGGTGATAATTTGTACAGTCGTCATTTTTATTTCAGATGCAAAAAAGATAATTTGTATTTATATAAAGTGGTATCAAAGCATATTGTCCCCAATGTAGACAAAAAAGAGATTAATGAAAAGTGTATTCAACCACTGATTAACATCAGAAATTTTAAGGTTCTGCATTATTTGGATAATACTCCATAATACACACCAACAAATTTGTACCCAATTTGCGTGGGTGGGGTGAGATAATGCAATAAAACGGAGAAAATGCCGTTTTATAGGAACAGTCTATTAATTTTATGAGAAGCAACAAAAATGAATGACAATGTAATTGCATACATACTATCTCTTGTTTGTATAATATTTATACTAATTGAAATAGTATCTGTCAATAAAAAGAAAGGAATGACAGACCTCATCGTGTTCTTTTATTACTCATGCCCTTTGTATTACTTCATGTTATATAGGGGGGATGGTGGAGCAGCATTTACTTGGTGGTTTTATCTGTTGTTACTTACATTCATTCATTTGGTAATCTTGGCGTTCCGATTTGTCAAAATCATTGTTGCCAAACGTATAAGACGGAGAAATAAAAGCAACAAAAATGGAGAATTGCCGTTTTTATGATGTAACTTTGTGAAGCACAATTGTTGAATTTATGACAAAAAAGAAACACTACAGAAAATCAACGCGAAAAATATTCCCTATAAAATTAACAATAGGAAATGTCTACTTCTCAATTTGTGTTGTCATTATCTTATATGCAGTTATTTCTGCACTAATTTTGACACCAATACTAAAACATTACGGAAGTCAATGCAAAGCCGTAATCACTGACAATGAATCATCATTGATCCACAGGTACACTACAAATTGTTATCTTTATGAGTTCAGTGTCGGAGATGAAACCTATACAGGGAATTCTTTAATTGAAGTTGGCAATAAGGATAAGATCGGGGACACTATAGAAATTCTCTATTTTCAATGTTGGCCTTCTTTTAATAGACCCATATACTATTATGACAATGAATAACTCTAAGAAATATGAAATAGTCCTATTGATAAATATAGGCTTACTGGTATTCTTCATATTTTCTTGCTATCTTTATAATCATAGGCAAGTTCTTATGGATACTACTTTCTATTATGAAATTCCTGTAATAGACAAAGTTCTTACTATAAATACTCCTGTATTTAATGATTATGCATACGTCCGTATAGAGACAAATAAATCATATACATTAAAAAAATGTGCAGATTTAAAAATCGTTCGGCGTGAAACGACTGATGTTTCACTGATTTTTAACAAACAAAAGAATGATACAATATTTTATTCAGACAGATGGGGTGATGTTATTTTATTAGATAAAAAACATATATACAAAAAGGTTAGATGGTATGATGATAGATTTTATGTAAAAGATAATAAAACCAAAAGATACTATATACGAAATAACTTTATCGAAGTTGTTATAAAAGACAATGCGACTTTTGTTGTATATCAATCAAATAAATTGTTTAGAGTTTTAAAACCTTTGTCTTGCGCTCAACCAAAGTAGAACAATGGCTTTTTCTTTGTGGGCAGCAGCCATCGGCATCATCTCCTGTTACGCATAGCTTCATCTGCACCTTTTTGGTGAGAACAAAGATCTTCTCGAGCACCGTACCGACGTCACCGATGCCTTCGAAACACTCTATATCGGCTGCGAGAAGTTCCCACAGCATGATTTATACCCGATTGCTATTGGTGGAGTGAGATAAATGTTATATCTTTGCAATCGTAAATCTTAAATGAACATCATTATGGAACAACCTATCTATACTATCAATAGCAAGTACACATTAGAAGAGGTTTTGCGGTATAACAAGTTTATTCTGTCAAGCAAATACCACCTTAAAAGACAGCATTTTATATGTTATGTTGTTTCTTTCTTGATTTTGTGTGGAGTTATAGCGTCAGACATAGTGTCTTACAATGAACACCAGACCTATCCGATAACTTCTATAATTACATTTCTTGTTTTAGGCTATGTGACTTGGAATCTCCATACTTCGTCTGACAGGAAAGCAAAGGAGGCATATAATAAAAATACATTGACAAAAGATGCTCCTTATTCATTGTATTTTTATGACACTTACTTTGTTTCTACTGTTAATGGCGATATGAGCAAATCGAAGTTCCAATACAACAGGTTATTTGAAATAATAGAAACTAAGACCAACTACTATATAATGACTGTTTGGAACAATGGCATTATTGTCCGCAAGTCTGATTGCCCACAAGGTTTTGAAAACTTTATTAATAATGTCAAAGCAACGTATCGGTTGTGAGTTTAATTGATGAAGTGAAACACTGCCTAATCACCCTTTCCTATACGCCTTTGTCTTGCGCCCAACGCAGGATGAAGGCTTTTCTTTTTTCAGCGGTATGCTCCGCCTTCAGCACCTCCTTCGCTTCGCTATCCGCACCTTCAGCTTTTGCAATCTCTCAGGCGTGAGAGTCAATAACGGAAGGTAGCCAATCCCGATTTTCAAAGGAGTAAGGCGTGGCGCACCGCCTTTCCTACACTTTGAGCATCTTTCCTATGCTGTTATTTTGGTAGCTTGCTCCACCGTCCCTGTCATTGTCTGTGGAGTAATTGACTTTTGTTCGCAGCTAAAATGACAAGTATTCATATTAGCCTTTTCTCATCCGTTCCACACTCTCATTAGTGAATGGCTTCGACACCACTGATGTCCGTTTCATTATGCAGCAAGCACATCCACCTTTCTGCTTGCCTTAAAGATAGGTATCTGTCTGCCACGATTTCATCATGAAAGAAGTAGCCATCCCATCCTATGATGACAACAGAGATTGCACAATTCATATCACCAGTCTTCTTCTTTTATTATTCCGGAGTAATATTCTGAAGTGGTGTTCTTTGTACCAAATCATTTTATTTGTTCGACGTGAAGCACTTACCAAATGTAATGCTTATGATTTTTCCTTTGCAAAGTTAGCGCAAGCGGCATTCTGAAAGGGTCGCGCTCCACGCTTATCCTAAGATTTTTTCAAAAGTTTTTGGGGCAGGTTTGCCTCATTCCAAAATCTTTCAAGCCCTGAAGGATGAAATAATCTTGGCTATCCCTTGCATTTACATGCCTTCTCCTTGCTGCTACTTGTATGCACGTAAAAATTACAAAAGCACTTCGGTGCTTCACTTTTAAGTCGAACAAATAAAATTTTAAAGATTATGGTACACACCACTTTTAATTCAGAATATCACTTCGGTAAAAGAAGTTCAAGACAGGTTGAATTGTCAAGCAATCTCTATCAGGTTGTCATCAATGGAGAGGATGGCGAGTATATCGAATATGAAATCGAGGCTGACAGCCATTCTGAGGCAAGCGCCAAGGCGGAAGCACTCGCTGCAGATAGCTTTGTAGACATCAGCTATATCGAAGTCTATCTCATTCACTAATCAGATTGTTTCACTCTTAAAATAAGAAAGTTATGAATACTTCAAATGTCATTTTAGCAGCTAAAGCCAATTCTGGCAAGTCCACAAACAATGTATGGGTCGTTTACACAAGCGATAACAGCTCAGATAAGATGTATTGCACAAGTGCATACAAGGCTATGCGTCTCGCCTTCCTCCTCAAAAAGAGGTTGGGATTGAACATCTCTGATAATTGCCTCGCACGCCTCTCACAAGAGATTGCAAAAGCCAAGGGAGCCACAGCTCCCACGGCGCAGGAGGTGCAGAAGCCGGAGCCAGCTCCAGTAGAGGAAAAGCCTAAGAAGAAAAGAGGGCGCAAGCCAAAGGCTGAAAAGGCTGCTTAGGCAGTCTTCCACTTCCGCCCGGCTCGAAGGAGTCGGGCTTTCTTCTGTCGCTACTGCAAGATCGTAACAAGTCCGCACTTGCCTACACTCCATACTAAAGCCCTTTGTCCTTCGAGCCGTGCAGAGCAACGCTGCGGTTGGGTCTTTTCTTATACAGGCAAAGCCTGTTATCTTTGAAAACAAAAAGGTCATGCTGAAAATCAATTATAATCCTTCTCTCTACGTCTTCACTTGCAACATCCCATCGGAGATTGAAATATCCACTGATGCTGCTTCGGTATATGTCACTATCGCATGTGGTCCTGACACTATCTTTGAAACTACGCTTTACCCTTACAACAACATCGCCATGCTCTATGATGCTCGCTCCATCATCGAGGGGCACATGCTGGATAAGCAACGTGTCTTCGCCAACTTTGTCATCACGGCAGACACAAAGACTGAAGAAACGACCACGCCGGAGCGCCATTTCATTTACTCTCGTCTGAGCCTCGCCATAAATGCCATGGGCTTCGTACAGTTGTTCTTCCTCACCACACGCTCGATGTTCACCATTCCACGCAATTCGTTTCAGACTTTTTCGGCGTTTTACTTGCCTGATGTCACGCTGCAGGGCTACACCGAGTGCCTGGCTCTCTTCTATGGCGAGTCTACACCTCGCATGGTTCGCATCGAGGATGCTAAAGTGGACACGAAGAACACCACCTTGATACGTGACATTATAAGTCCTATTGCTATAGAAACCCGTATCGGCAGCAAGTGCCGGCTGCTTCAGTTCACCGTTCATCGTGGCTTTCTTGCCAAGACGTTCTATGTCACTGACCGCACGCCGAACCTCACGCTGCTCGTGCGCAATGAGTTCAACTGCGATGAATACATACACCTCACTTGCGTCACAAAGAGCAAACTCGACCTCGACCGTTCCACTGCCACCTCGCTCGGTGTCACCACCTTCTATGATGACAAGTCCGCCTACGAGTATGACGTTGAATCCTCGATGCTTACCTTCGAGGAAGCCAAGCACTTCTCCCAGCTCCTCCTTTCTCGCTATGTCAACATCGTTGAGATAGGTGGTGCCCTGGCACCCATCACCATCACTGACATAAACAGTGAAATCTCCGATGCCGATAACGCCACGAACAGCATCAAGTTCAAGTACAAGTATAGCAGCCATCATCTCCCAATCACAATTGACTACGGTAAGAACATCTTCGATGATCCTTTCTACCGCACCTTCGATTAACGCCCATCACTATGCAATCCATCCACATCTCCACCCTCCGCAAAATCCTATCCAGTCCCGAACCCATCGACATCCGTCTATGGACTCGCAACGGTGAAATCCAATCCTGGCATCGCTGCATCTCTCTCAAATATGACTTCTATAAAGGCACAAGACGAATGAAGCTGCTGGACTCCAACGAAATCCGGCAGCTTCGAGACGTGTGCATATTTGAGGTGAATGGAATTGAGGTGTATATGTAGTGTGTCACAAGAAGTATCTTTTTTTTTGTAACAAAATCAACATTTGTGTTTGCATGGCTGATATTGTATATTTGTGGTTTTATAGAATATGTATCGGGCATTTTTTAGTTAAACATTGCTACTTTTCTAAGCCTTTTCTTTGTTTTGTCACAAAAAGTTGCTAATTTTGTGACAAAATTAAGGTTAGACATGGAAAGTATAGCTCATAAAATTGAAAACAGGATAAAGGGATTTGGTAGGGGAAAGATTTTCTTTGCCGATGACTTCCTTGATTTTGGCTCTTCTGATGCTATCCGACAGACTTTGCTTAGGCTTACAAAAAGCGGGGTAATTATTCGTGTGGCACAGGGCATTTACTGTTATCCCGAAATTGACGAAACTTTGGGATTGGGGGTGATTTATCCTACTGACATCCAAATTGCTGAAGCCTTGGCTGAACGCTCTCATTCCAAGATTGTCCCCACTGGCGACTATGCGCTGAATGTTCTTGGACTTTCTACACAGGTTCCGTTGAATAGTGTTTTCCTCACAAATGGAAAGTCGCGCAGAATATCAGTGTCAGGGAATAGATCTATCACATTTAAGAATACGGCTCCACGCAACTTGGCTTTTACGAACCGACTTGCCATGTTGGTTAATTCTGCTCTAAAGTCGATAAAGAACGTCAATGTTACTACTAAACAGACGGATCATATTTACTACTTATTGAGACAGGAGAAGAAAGAAAATGTGCTTGTCGACTTGAAACTGATGCCTGTATGGATTAGAAAAATTGTACAAAACGCTTATGAATAAATTCTTTGAACTTTCGTTTGACGACCAACGACGTGTGCTTCAACAAGCATCTGCACGATGTGGGTTGCCTCCACAGGCTATAGAGAAGGACTTGTGGGTTTCTAATATTCTGCAAATCGTTTTCGACTTGCCTTTTGCTGATAAACTCATCTTCAAAGGTGGCACATCTTTGAGCAAGGTCTGGCATCTTATTGAGCGTTTCTCTGAAGACATTGATTTGGCTGTCGACCGCTCTTTGTTTGGGTTCGAGGGCGACTTGACGAAGAAGCAGATAAAGAAACTGCGCAAGGCTTCTTCGCTATTTGTCAAAGACACGTTTTGCCCGGCATTGCAGGAGGCTGTCGAGAAATATGGTTTGCAGGACTTTTGCAAAATCGAGTCTGAGCCAGACGGTGAGGGCGATAGCACATATCCAGAACCGAGAAAGATTTTCGTGAGGTATAAGAGTGCTTGGGCTGAGCCGTCTGAATACCTTTCGCCAATAGTGATGTTGGAGATTGGAGCAAGGTCTTTGCTGGAGCCAAACGAGCAAACACATATCAACAGTATGGTCGAGGGCGTGTTTCCTACCATACAGACAACAATTGTCGATAGCAAGGTGGCAACGGCTCTTGCAAGCAAGACTTTCCTTGAAAAGGTATTCCTCTTGCACGAGTTGTTTTCCGTAGAGGGACGTGGTGTCATTGCCGACCGCAAGTCAAGACATCTTTATGACCTCTCTCGTATGATGGACAAAGACTTTGCTTTGGCTGCCATAAAGGATGATGAACTGTGGGAATCCATTCGTCATCATCGCGAGATATTCACAAGCATTAGTGGTATGGACTACACCCCAGACATCCGTCGTCGCATCGTTCTCGTTCCTCGTGAGGATATACGCAGCGCATGGGAGGCTGACTATAAAAGTATGTGCTCTTCCATGATTTTCGGAGAGAAACCTTCTTTCATTGAACTCATTGAGAATATGAAAGTGCTTGAAAATAGATTCCACAGGTTTTGAAATGTGACAAGAAATGAAAAAATGCAATAATTTATGCAATATATTCAAAATCTACCGTTTATTTTAAGTAGTACAATTAAACGTAAAATGAAAAAGACTTTAAACCTTTTATTCCTGCTACTTGCAGTTTTTGCTGTTTCAAGTTGCAGCAGCGATGATGACGAGAAAAAAGATTCCGTCAAGGAGATAACAATATATGTTTCTTCTGAAACGGGTGAAAGTTATGGATTTAACTCTACCCCAGAGGAATGTATGCTTGTAAAGTTTGATAATCCAAATGGTGAATGGGAACATCTTGGTCTATATCGTATCGAGGGTTTCACTTATGTAAAAGGGCATGAGTATGAATTGCGGGTAAAGATGACTACACTTGCCAATCCGCCCGCTGACGGCTATAGCCACAAATATTTGCTCGTCAAAATTGTTCAAGACAAACTCGTCAAAGAGACGGGAACTCCAACCGACAATAGTGTAAAGTCAGAAAGCGACATTGAGTATCAGGAGCTGTGCCCGTACAACAAATACGAGACAGAAGACAACTATATCGTAGATGGCGAAGGAAATATCTATAAAGGCAATGGGTGGCCAAAGCCTTCTTATGAACATAGCAGGATATACGTAGAAAATGTTTTGGATAAAGGCGATGACAACTGGGTCAAATTCAATAGTATCCCATATCAGGCGTATTGCTCATACGTCATTTCTCCGCTGACAGACGATATAAGGTTGGTGTACAATGAGAATGGCGGCCCGTTGTTTAAGGATGTAATACCGGAAAGCGAATTTGAGTATATTACAAAAAAGATGAACTCAGGCGAGAAACTGCAGTATTTTCTCATCTTGGCCAATGTATACAAAAAAGGACTCCAGAAATTGAAATTCACAATTACGAAACAATGAAACGCTGTTTGTACGAATAATGTGCCATAACAAATAAGTGATTATGAAAAAGCGTTTCCTCTTGCCAATCGCTTTTCTGATGGTTACGACATTATCTGCCCAGCCATTGGCTTCAAGTAGTTGTGCTGATGTCTGCCAAAAGGATGCACTTATAACTGTCGCAAGGAGTGTCGCCAATACCTTTGGTCCTGCATACGTTCCGTTTTTCAAAGGGGCTGAAATATCTGAAATGCGGATTTTCCAAAAGGACGACTATGGTGACAATCATCGCAAAATAAGAAAACAGTTTGGGAAAGCGTATTATGAAGTGGTTTTTACTTATGACAGCACGGCTGTCAGATTTGCATTTGACTATGCTGCCAAGGTCAGGATATGGAAAGATACTGGCGAACCATTGGATGTTATTTTTGGCAATGGCATGGGAAGAAACTTTCTCTTTAAAAGTTTCAGAAAACAAACAAGACAAAACAAAAAGAGAAAGAAAGCAACGGCACATTCGATAGAGCAAGTCCCTTTGCAAACAGAGAAGACACCTGAAAACATTTGGAAGATAAAAATCGAATGAAACTGCTGGATTAAGACAAATATCTACAGTTTTCAATGCGAATCCCTACTTACTGCCAAGCCATCTTTTCACATTCATTATGGCTCTGTTCTGTTCGCCTCCGGTGTGGTCTTTCACAATCTTTCTGCTATCTTCTTGCACAGCTTCATAAAGAACCAACAGATGAAAATTTGATGGCTCAATAAGTTGTTCCATGATAAGTGGTATTATCTGTTTCCCCATGGATTTCAAATAGTGGAACTCGGGTAACTTTGAATACGAATATGTATTTGAACTCAAAAGCATTTCACGATTATGGGTTATTGCGTAATTCCATTTGTAAAGCAAAAAGGAGAAACATGTTTTTATGCTATCAGGGGCTTGTGCAGCCAGTTCCTTGACTTTGTGCTTTTCCTCAGTTGTCAATGTTGGCGTGTCAAATTTAGTAGATGTAGCCATCTCGTTCATACTATGATCTAACAAGTTCGGACTCGTTATCAAAAACCATTGATTGCTTTCCCAATATTGATACTCTCCTTGTTTTTGTTCTTCGCCCTCAAAAGTTACCTTGGCTTCTCCATCAAGGAATGGAGTGGCATAAGAAAAAACAGGTGGTATTACGATAACGCCACAAGTGTCGGCAAACCCCACTTTGCCATTTTTCCCAATAATTCTAAACAAGCCATCACTAACGCAGTCTGGACCATTGTCTATCTTATATACCTCAAACAACTCCTTTCCATGGTTGTCTATACCGATGATTTTACCTTTTCTATTACCTACAAAACCGATGGACGTGATAGTGTCTGTAAACGCTATTGTGTATTTCTTGCTCTTCACTATTGTTTTCCCATCAGAGTTTTTGTAACAGATGTGTTTCTCATTATCGCATTTATAAATAGATTGTGCGTCTACTCTCTGAAAGTGTATCAGAAATAGAAGAATGAGGGTTGTAAAAAGAGCGATTGAGAGAATAGGTGATATTATCTTTTTCATTTTGTCTAAAATTATTAGTTAATCATATATTAAACCCAGATGGTTTAATGGAATAACGTTATTTTAGAACTTTTCGTATAAACCACGATTGATTTTCACGCATTAAAGATTAGCCTTTTAATATAAAAGCATATAATTCCTAAGGAATTAAGAATTAGCCTTGTCTTTTCCCCACCTCCCAATCGCTCATATCTTTGCCCTAAAAAAGCAAGATATGAGCGATTTTTCATTTATTCCACCAACATCCGTTGTCACTATCCCTGGCGCCCACGCCTCCGCAGCCTTCACCTCCAAGACAAGTGAAGTCTTTAAGGAAGAGCACAACATCGCACCAATCATCATCAACGACAAGATAAAGTACATCCCATGGGGAGGTGACAACCAGATGCCGTACAATATCATTGACCTCATCGAGTCTGACGAGACGATGAGCACTTGCCAGATGTTCAATGCCGAAGTCTGCTATGGCAGCGGACTTGTCTATGACACAGAACTTGCCACCGCACAAGTGCAGGCGCAAGTGGATGACTTCATGCTGGACAACGACCTCGCAAGTTACTTCCTCGGCGTGTGCCAGGACTTCAAGCACTTTGGCTTTTGCGTCAGCGTGATCATCCTCAATGAGGATGCCAGTCGCATTGTCCGCATCGTCCGCAAACAGGCGTGCTATGTCCGCTTTGCTCCTGCCGACAAGTCGGGCGTGATACCTTACATCCTCTATGCCAACTGGCGTAATACGGTCAGTCCGGAGGACATTGAACGCATCGAACTTCTCAATCCACAGTCCCCATTCACCGACCTTCAGAACAGAGGGAAGAAAATCAAGAAGTTCGCTGTCATCAGCCGTATTCCTACACCCGACAATACGTATTATCCAATACCGTACTACGCAGCTCTTTTCAAAGGAAAGTGGTTCAACATCAAGCAACTCATTGGCATCGCTAAGGAAGCGAAGCTCCGAAACTCGGCTCCCATAAAGTACCACATCGAGATTGCCAACTCGTTTTGGAACAATATCTTCAAGGTCGAGGGCATAACTGACCGTGTCAAGCAGCAGGAACGTGTCAACGAGGAGAAGGACAATATCATCAACTTCCTCACTGGCATGGAGAACAGCGGAAAGGTGCTCTTCTCCACATTCTATGTTTCACCTAACGGTGAGGAGCAGCACGACGTGGTCATCAACAAGATCGAGACGGATAAGGAGGGTGGCGACTGGGCGACGGACATTGTCGAAGCCATCAACATGATGTGCTTTACCATGCGAGTACATTCTAACCTCGTCGGCTCGGTGCCAGGCAAGTCGCAGACCAATAACTCTGGCAGCGACAAGCGCGAGCTTTACACCATCGCCCAGGCTCTGCAGAAGCCGTACCACGACCTTCTCTTTGCCGTTCACCGACTCATCATCCGTTTCAACAAGTGGACAGCGGTCAAGCCGGACTGCCCATTCATCCAACTCACCACGCTCGATGAGAACAAGGACGCAAAGCAAGTTTCAATCAATAAAGACAAAGACAATGGCAATGCTGATAAATGACAACGATACCCTAAAGAAGTACGTCCCCAACACCCTCAAAGCGGTTGCTGGTGAACTTTCTCTTTTCGACAAGATACAATATCACCTCTTACAAGCGGAGCAATGGCTTACCGACACTTTCGTTTCGTCCGACACGATGAGTCGCATCCGCACATACTCTGACAGCACACCGCTACTGCATTACTGCCGTATCATCACGGCTGCAGAGGCGATGCTGCACGCCGTGCCACAGCTCGACCTCATCCTTACGCCTAACGGCTTTGGCATTGTCAGCAATCAGAATGTGATACCGGCATCTAAGGAGCGCATCGAGAGGCTTCTTCTTTCTCTCGAAAAGCAGCGCGACGATGCGCTTGCTGTTATCCTCACCTTGCTTCCGGATGCTCACCATTGGACTGCATCGGAGCAGTTCAATTACTTCGCTGCCACGATGTTTCCTACACTCGACATCGTTCACCAACTGGGCTTCGCTGACCATATCTGGCTGCGATACCAGGACACTCGTGCCAAGTTGCTCGCCATTGAGCACCGCCTCGAAACGGAGTTCTTCAGTCCGGAGCTCATGGACATGCTTCGCACGGCCAACGCTCTCAACAAATGGGATATGACTCTCGACACCGCTCAATACAAGCGGATGTATCAGCGTATCTCTGCCATCGAGTTCTCTATCCTCCGCATCGGTGAATACCCGATACCAAGCATAATCGACATCGTGAACAGCATACGTTTAGCCAAGGGCAACGTATTCGCTGAATGGAAAAACTCAGAAACAGCCAAACTCTTTGAAGACCATGGATACAAAAACAAAAAGCAAGCAGGAGGCTACTTTTTCTAAGAAAAAATTGTTATCTTTGCCATTGACTAATAATAAATAGTATGGATAGGGGTAGAAAAATTTGCGACGTACTGAAAGCTGTCAGAAAAAAGATTGCTGACATGAATGGCATTGCATACGAGCCAAGAGTTTGCCACTTCAAAGGACATTGCAGTGGAACATGTCCAGCATGCGAGACTGAAAGAAAATATATAGAGTCGGAATTGTCTTTACGCAAACGCATGGGAGAGGCGGTTTGTGTTACAGGTGTTGCCATTGGCATTTTGGCGACCCCATACAATGTATATGCTCAAACTTCGTCACCGTCTGTACCTATTGGTAATGAAGTAATCGCAGCAGACTCTCTGCCAACAAGAGCACAAGTTACAATCAATGGATGTGTGAAAGAAGCTGACGGAACTCCTATTGTTGGTGTAATTATTGTTGTAGGAAACAAACGACCCGGCAGCATTACAGACATTGACGGAAACTTTTCTGTTACCTTTCCAAGGGATTCCATGCTACGATTGGAATATATTGGTTATAAAAACAAGGTCTATTCATTCAGCGAACTGGACTTGAAAGGCTTTAACACGCTTTGCCTAACGGAAGCAGACTATAATCTTTTAGGAGAAATGGTTGTAGTTGAACCACAAAAGCCTAAAACAAAGAAGCGTCGCAAGAAAAAACAGGAAGGAAAAATGGTTGTTGAAAATAAAGATTTTGACACTGGGCCATTCTATCCTGGCGGCAACAGTGCCATGCTACATTTTGTAGAACAAAATTTATGTGTACCTGAAACTTTACAAGGAGCATATCAGCAGCGCATAAATGTTTCTTTCTATGTGTTGGGTGATGGCAGTCTTGCCGATGTTAAAGTCATAACAATTTGTCCTCAAGAGATGAAAGAGGAAGTGTTACGACTTGTAAAAGCGATGCCTAAATGGAAGCCGGCCTTAAAAGACGGCAAGCCGACATGTGCGAAAATTATGATACCAATAGATATTATGCTAAAGTAACTTATGCCACCATTAGAAGCACCATTGATAGGAATTGACCGTCACCGCTTGGCTACAGACGGTGACGGCATCACTACTCTCGTTGCATTTCATGAATGTCCACTTAGATGTGCATATTGCATAAACGCCCAATGCTTCAAAGAATCTCCAGAATGTAAGCTTACTGTTGATAAACTGATAGAACGCTTGATGCCTGACAATATTTATTTTTTGGCTACGGGTGGAGGAGTTACTTTTGGTGGTGGTGAGCCACTGCTGTACGCTGATTTTATAAGTGAGTTTACTCGAAAAATGCCAGAGGAATGGAAAATCACCATAGAATCTTCATTGAATGTACCGAACAAAAATATCTTTAAAGTTGCTCAATTTGCTGACCTTTTAGTGATTGACATCAAAGATATGGACGAGTTTATTTACAAGCAATACACAGGCAAGGACAACTCTTTTGTATTAGCCAATCTCAAATGGCTTGTAGACAATGGGTATGCAGATAAGACCATTATCAGAATTCCTCTCATAAAAAACTACAACAATAAAAGCAATCAAATCAAAAGCAGGGAAATTCTCGAAAGCATTGGCTTTTCTCGCTTTGACATCTTCCGTTATGTTATAAAATAATCTTGGCTTTTCCCCCATACAAATGCTTCCGTACTTTCGCAGTATGGAAGCATTTTCACACTTTGATTTTTCATTATATAACGAGATTGATTCTTCTAAAAAAACGACCTCAAACATTTGCTCGTTAAGAAAAAAGTGTTAACTTTGGCGCATTAAAAACCATAAAATCATTCGCTCATGAAGAAACTATTTTTCATCATCTTCCTCATGGCTTTCTCGTTTGCGATAACTGCAAACGCCAAGAAGCCGAAACAAAAAGTCGTATGGCCTATGGCTGTGCTGACTCTCAATGACGGAACTGTGCTTAATGGCTATCTGCGCACAGACATTCATTTTATGCAAAAATATGTTCTTTTCAGCGAGACCGAAGAAGGAAAAGATGTGAAATATAAAAATGAGACCATTAAATCCCTTGTTGTAAAAAATTGTTTTGGTGATGGTAAAGAAGCTACATTCATTCCCATAAAGTTGTATTGGAGTGACCAGAAAAAAATAGCTCCTAAACCAATATTGGCTATTCAAAATTACCAAGGAAAGCATGTCAAGGGATATATGTACCCTACGTTCTTTGATGACACTCGTACAAGTATTAATGCAGGTGTAATGCAGAATACATCAATGTATTCGGGAGAATGGTGGTATCTTTATAACGTTGATTCTGACAATACTCTAAACGTATCGTTTTGGGATTATTCGTATAGCCGAAAGCCAAAATCTCTAAAATCTCGCTTAAAAGACATGAAAAAAGATTTCAAAAAATATCCACAGGTTTATGAAACAGTTGAAAAGCAAGGTTTAACTGCTGAACAGATTAGCGAGAACCCTACCATTCTTCTTGAAATTCTTGACAAGAGTCTGCAATAACTTGTGTCTTTTCACCATACAAGTGCTAACTTTGGCGCATTAAAAACCATAAAATCATTGGCTTATGAAGAAACTATTTTTTATCATCTTCCTCATGGTATTCTCGTTTGCGATAACGGCAAACGCCAAGAAGCCGAAAGTCGTATGGCCTAAGGCAGTGCTGACTCTTAAAGACGGTACTGTGCTCAACGGCTATTTGCAGAACGACATCCACTTCATGAAAAAATACATCTATTTCAGTGAAACACAAAATGGTAAGGATGTAAAATACAAAATCGTAGACATTAAATCCCTTGAGGTGGATAATGCTCTCCAGGATGGCAAGAAACGCACTTTCATCCTTATAGATGAAGACCCTACATTCCAATATTTGGCAACTGTCATTTACAAGGGTAAACATGTTACGGGCTATATGCAGCCGTTTGCTTTTGAAAATTCCACTCACAGCAGGTCGTTTACTGGTATATGGACAAATAATACCGTTTACTTGGGCTGTAGATCATACGACTATAAGGTTGATGGCGGAAAGCTTGTTTACTATTGGATGTTATTTGAGGATAAAAAAATTAATTCCAAAAGAGAAAAATACTCTCAAAAGAAACTGTTGAAAAAGATAAAAAATAAATTCAAGGACTATCCTGCCGTCGCTGTAGAAGTGGAAAAGAGAGGACTCACTGCTGAGCAAATCCACGAGGACCCTACCATTCTTCTTGAAATCCTTGACAAGAGTCTGCAATAATCTTTTGTCTTTTCCCCCATACAAATGCTTCCGTACTTTCGCAGTATGGAAGCATTTTCACACTTTGATTTTTCATTATATAACGAGATTAATTCTTCTAAAAAAACGACCTCAAACATTTGCTCGTTAAGAAAAAAGTATTAATTTTGGTGCATTAAAGCCATAAAATATATAACAAATGAAAGAGAGACTATTTGCAACCATGTTGCTTTTTACTTGCATCTTGTCTTTAGCTTCATGCAGCAAAGACGATGGTGATTGGGATGCCATGAAATGGGAAAAGAACAATTATGAAGAAGCACTGACACCAAGTTTTGGCAAGGCTATTGGCGTGCCAAAGTCTGGTGGTACATATACTTTCAAATGCAAGAATTACAAGAATTTTTGGATTGAATACGTTAATGAGTCGGTGGGTGATAAAACCATTAAAAACGTTCCTTCGTATGATGACAAACCTTATTCCGAAGTTAAAGGCAGCTATACATCTTCAAAGGTGGAAGGAAATACGCTCACTGTTACATTTGCGCCAAACGAAACACAGAATGGACGTTATGTTCGTGTAGCCGTTTCTGCAGGTGATATTTTTGATAAAATCATGTTTGTGCAGAAACCAGAATAAACAATTTGTCTTTTCCCCCATACAAATGCTTCCGTACTTTCGCAGTATGGAAGCATTTTTCAATTTATCCCTACCCACTGATTGGCAGTCACTCTCTGACAGCCAACTCCAGTATTTCTTCACGCAGCTCTCGCACGATCTGCCAATGGAAGAAATTCTCACTCTCTGTCTGTTCAAATGGGCAGACCTAAGAGTGTTGTGTAAGACGCATGACGGCAACTATCTCGTAAAGCACCGCCAAGCGCCCAAGCATGAAACAACGCTGACCATCAGACAAGTGCAAGCAGCCACGGCATCTTTGGAATTCTTACGGCAATTCGCACCGTTGCCAGTTCGCATCACTAAAATCGGAAGAGCCACTGCCATCGAAGCCGACTTCCAAGGCGTGCCGTTCTCGACGTTTATATCTGCCGACAACTATTATCAGGGCTTTCTCCACACCAAGAACGAGGCTTTGCTTAACCACCTCGCCACGCTTCTGTACCCAAAGGTCAAGAAGTCGCAGCTCACAACACCGCTTTTGCTCAACGCCTTCTATTGGTTCTCGTCGCTGAAGCATTACTTCGCCCGACTTTTTCCACATTTCCTGCAGCCGATGTCCAGTTCTTCTGAAGACCTCCTGGGCTACGCACCGCCCATTGGCGAGGTGCTACGGACTGCCATGAATGCACAGATCCGTGCGCTTACCGGAGGTGACATCACCAAAGAGGAAGCGGTGCTCTCTATGGACACATGGCGAGCTCTCACAGAACTCGATGCTAAAGCGAAAGAAGTTGAAGACATCAAACGACAAACGAAATGACAGACAAGAATATCAATTGGGATGCTACCGCCTTCTTCGCATCCCTCACAGAATCAAACAAGTTCGCAAAGGTCCATGACTTTGTATTCGCAAAGGTCAGCGGACTCGACGGCTTCGAGGAAGCCTTGCTGCAACTGCAGTCCGCCACGGCTATCATTGCCGTCAGCGACATCAGTCAGGGTTATATCGAGGTGAACAACAGTCCGCACACTCGAAGAGTGAAGACGGTCTTCCTCGCCATGCGCCACGCCATTGATGACATGGCGGCACGCCAGCTGTGCATGGACACCATGCGCGAGCTGTTCCGCCAGTTTATGAGCAAGCTAATCCTTGAAAAGACGAAGCAGGAGCAGCATAATATCTATCTCGACTCTCGTATCTCCTTTCAGGAAATCGACCAATACTTTTTCTCAGGCTGCGCCTGTGCTTTCTTTCAAATAGCCGTTGACACTTATACCGATTTACGTTATGACCCTACAGAATGGCAATGACCCACAACTGCAAGAACGTGAGAAGTTCGTTCTTGCCTTCAACGACACAATGCTCAAAATATGGCGTGAGCAAATGACACTCCTCGGTGTAATCGACACTGGACGTTTGCTCCATAGTCCCAAGTCACTCCCTGTCCGTGCGGATGGTCGTTTCATTGAGTTAGGACTAAGCCAGTCCTTCCTCGAATATGGCCTTTGGCAGAACTTCGGTACTGGTAAAGAGATTCCTCGTGGAAACAAGGGCGACATCGGCCGTGAACGCAAGCGCAAAAAGAAACCCTGGTTCAGCCGTAAGTACTACGCTTCCGTCATGAACCTCCGTGACTTCCTCTCCGACAACATCGCTCACGAGTTCGTTGGTGTCGTCGCTCAGGCTCTTGACGACAAGTATGTGCGCTATAATCACTAACAATGTCTTTTCTCCATCTAAAAGTCAGCCATACCTTTGCTAAAAACAAGCAAAAGTATGGCTGACATTTCATCTATCACATCTCTCATCACCTCATTTCGCAGCGAGACGCGCGAAGAGGCTATAACGCCCGAAGTTCTGGGCGCACTGTTGCAGAAAATCGCTGACCTTTTGGGAAAAGCTGCTCTGCAGACGGACGTGAGTCGCCTTGATAATTGGCGCTCGGATCTTGGACGCATCGGCTATGTGCTGACATCGCTCACCATCGGCTCGGACGACCGCAACAACGTGTATTTCACATTGGGAAAGGCGAATCTCTCTACTGGAATCAATCAAATTGCAAACAATTCCATTCTCATCCGCCAAGCCACTACCGAGCGTGCCGGTGTCATGCGTGCGCAGCAGGTGCAGGACTTGAACAAGTGCAAGTCCGAGCTGTCTTCATGCATTGCTTCTATGAATAAGGTGCAGGAGGCTCTTGTGAATTTTCAAAAGGCTACTCAGAGTCTGAGCCTGCGCATTTCAAAGAACAACATTGAAATCGGAAACAACGCTGAAAGCATACAAGTTCTTCAATCTGACCTCAAATCAGTTGCGTCCCAGATAAAATCGTTGCAGACTGACATTCAGAAGTTTGCCACGATGAAGCAAGCTACGCAGATGCACATTGAATGTATCATCACTGACAGTACTCTTGTGATACAGGATGCCTACCGTTATATCCGGCAAGGGCTTACACCGGTCATTTTCCGACACTCGGTGCGTACAAGTCGCAAGCAGGAGGATGAAAACGGTGTGCGTGAGTATCTTCCACGGCGACGTGGCTGGAACCGCTTTTATGACGACCGAAAGATTAGTGTGAATAATGGCGACGAGATTTCTTTCCGACTGGATAAGGAGGGCGACCCGGACAATGGCAAGTATTTTACGAAGCCTAATGTGTTGTTCAGCGACTGCCTTGCTATCATCGACCCCGAAACGCAACAGCTTTTGGAAGTCCGCATTTACTTTGGCAAACGCTCATTTAACATTCTCGGTATCAACCGACATTTCCGCTTCGCCATCGGATTTTACAAGAAGTCTAAAGATTACGGTCCGTTCCAGTTCGGAGAACTCCGAACTAACCTCGCTGAGTTCAAGGTAATTGCAAGAGCTGATAGAGTTGATGGTAGCAACAATTACAAACTCACCTTCAATTTCAGTATGTAAACGAAAAGAGCCATGGTTTCTCCGCAAGGAGGCCACCACAGCTCGGATGCAAAATGGTGTTCGCGACACCACGCTGCCAAAGAGCAATGGTCCAATCGACCACAACTCAATCGCAAAGATAATGCAAATCGAATGCAGAACAACAAGCGTGCTTGATTGTTATGCTGAGATGCAGCTTATCTTATACAAAGATAACCACATCATATTAACTCTCAAAAGACAATTCATTATGACAAAAGAAACTAAGGAAAACGTGCAGATTGTATCTGCCATAGCTATGCTCATCGGTGGATTTCTCCTCGCTGTCGCAGGATTCATCGTACCGCCCACCGGACAGATTCACGAGTCTGTCCTGGGTGTATTCGCAGAGTGTCTTATCTACGCCGGGTCTATCTTCGGTGTCACTATCTACATACAGACTAAGTATGCAGAACTACGCTCGTACCTCGACGACAAGCTGAAACGGAAGGAGGAGAAGAATGCGCAAGATTGACCTCATCATCATCCATTGCTCTGCCACGCCTGAAGGCAAGGACTTCACCACGGCAGACATCGACCGCTGGCACCGGCAGCGAGGCTTTGCCTCAATCGGATATCACTTCGTCATCTACCGCGACGGCTCTGTGCATCATGGCAGACCGCTCGCACAAGTGGGAGCGCACTGCCAAGGGCACAACGCCCATTCCATAGGAATCTGCTATATCGGTGGCTTGACCACCGACGGCAAACACCCTAAGGATACTCGCACGGAGGAGCAGAAATCCGCATTGGTGGCACTTCTTCGTAAACTCAGAGTGCAGTTCCCTAATGCCAAAATCCGAGGACATCGCGACTTCGCTGCCAAAGCGTGTCCATCATTCGATGCCACGGCAGAGTATGCCATCATCTAAACCCTACGATATGAAACATATCCTAATCCTTATTCTTTGTGCATTTGTACTGTCATGCAAGAGCACAAAGACAGCATCGTCCTCCAATGAAAGTGAGCGAAACGCCGTTTCGCAAGCTCAATGGCGATCCGCTCAGAATCTTTCATTCAGTTCCCTACAGAGGCTTACCGCCCTTTCATTCGATAGCTGCGTCTTCACATTCGGGGGTGTCGACACGTCGGCAACCCCTCAATGTTCCGACCAAAGCTATCCATCGGGCAAGCCCCTGTCCAATGATAAGGCAAAGCCTCCATCTTATCACGGCAAGCCGTCATCTCTCAGGCTCTACGGACTTCACCTTTCCCAAGAGGAAAAGGAGGAGTCCGCAGCTGCACAGCAGGTGGAAGACAGCATCGCAATAGCGAAGCAGTCTTCATCCGACAAGTCGCAGGAAATTATCAAGTCAAGGTCTTCAGTTCCCTTCACGGCAAAGCTCGCTATTGCCGTCCTGATGATGATAACGGCAGTAGCCGTCATTTTCTTTATCCGTCGCTATCTCGCCGGCAGACGACGACATTTCGGTCACAGGCTCCCGAATTCATTACCTGGCAGCTCCGGCGGTGCATTGTTCGGTGGCGAGGACAAGCCATTGCATGGCTAAGTGAAATTGTGGGGTGTTCCATTGCGTTCCGTCGCTTTGGGCTTCTGTTGCAAAATAAGTATGCCACTTCCCTGATCCGTACCATGTCTCTTTTTCTCGGATGTGAGGAGGACAAATCGCCTGAAGTCGAATAGTCCTCCATACATTCGAGAAAAGTGCAAGCACACAAGTCACGGTACGGGGTAAGCAACATACACATTTCTCCACGTCAGCCCAAAGCCCCTCCACTTCATTACACGCCCCACAATTTCACGGCTACGCCAGTCCTCGCCACCGAACAATGCACCACCTACGCACATGATTGACGCATCACCCAGACAAGCAACGCTTGCAGCGAGCTTGTCTGACCTCCTCGTCAATCATCAACACGCAAGCGCCATCCGTCTTCCACGTCATTTCATTCCGTCATTCTTCTCCACATCTGCGATGTCATTCTGTTTTTTTGCATATCAAAGATGTCTATCTATCATCATCAAAGGTGAATAGTGTTGCACACCCTTCACCTTTCTTAATAGGTACGGACACACGCTCCATTGCATTGCGCATAAGTCCGTGCAGCTGCGCTCTATTGTCTATCATCTCGCTGCGCTCAATCTTCTCTTCTTCAGCCGAAAGGCAGTGGCTCTCCACTCCCGTAACCGTCCGTTATGTGCCACATCCTTTCGTCCACTGTTGCGAAAGGATATTGCGCTACATTCCATTACGTTATCATTCCGGAGTTTCTCTATGACTCTACGAGCCATGGAGAAGTCCTACATTACCACTTCATTACATTCCACTTCATATCCATTCGCTTCGGGTAAGGCAGTGCCTTCTGTTTCCTATAAGGCGATGCCTTCATGGTTTGGTAAAGCTGCGCTTTCTATTGTCTGTCAATGCGAGAAAGCCGTCTGACTAATGGCAATCAAGATTGCTATAAGTCTGACAGCACTCTCGCTTATTCAAATAGGTATGGCAGATGTATGGGATAGAAAAGGTAGTGCGCCTAATGTCGGGCAAGACCGACAGGCGCATTACCTTTTTATCCCTCACCACTGCCGCATTACCGCCCGATGGGTCGGGCGTGGCGTGGTGGCTCGCTTGGTGTGGTGGCGGTGGTTCAGTACGCAGTATGAAGCCGAAACCTTCGTTTTTTCTCGCATATATTGCAACATCCGCAAGCCATTGATGCCCATACGATACCCAATAGCCTTTCGTGGTACGGCAAGACCTTCGGTTTGCTCGGCTTGGAGGCTTAAAGTGCCGAAAATAGAGCGTTTGACACATCCGAAACCCTATATCGTACCGAAACCCGATGCTTTGCCGAAACCTTTTGCTTATTTCAGCCTTATTTGCTCATTCCGAAACCCTCGCTTTTCGTGGAACTTGGAGCGTTTGCGCATCAGCGTGAAACCTCGGTTCGCTTTCTTCATCAGCGAAACTTGCAAGCCTTTTTCGTCACTTTCTGCCTTTTCGCCTTTTAGCACAACTAAGGCGGTTTTGCGAGTGCGAGAAACTAAATATTAACATTTGTTTACATATTCCGCAAAGGTCGGGCGGTCGTAGCCGTCAGCAAGGACAGGGCGGTCGGGGGGTCTTTATCAAGACGGGTTAAGGGAAAATCCCTTAACAATCCCTTAACGGCTTGATACACAAGCCTTTCGTTTTTCTATCGCTTAAATTTCGTCGGTTTTTGTCGGCGCCAGCGTGCCTAAATCGGGCGAAACTGCCTTATTTCTCGTCTTTTGAGTGGTGTTTGAGCGGTGTTATTTTTGCGTATCATTAAACCAACAAAATTGAAAGACGTATGTCGAATATAAACACCAATGCGACCGTTACGCTCACTGTAAACGGAAAACAGGCGGAAGATATGCTCCTGAAACTGAAATCTCAGGCTGCAAACCTCGAAAAAGCCATTGAGAAAGCAGCAGCAACAGGAAACAAACAGCAGCTCACGAAGCTAAAGCGTGAACTGAAGGAAACCAATCGCCAAATCTCGCAGATTGAAAATGCTGCAAAAGGGGTCGAGCATGTTCTGCAACGACTCGATGAAACTTCTCCTAAGGAACTGAACCGCACATTGGCACAGCTGAAACGTAACCTTAATGGGCTTGAACGGGGAAGCGAAGAGTGGAACAGACAATGTGAGGCGATTAAGCGTGTAAAGGCGGAGATTGCCAAGGTGAACTCGCAACTGCGAGAGAATGAGAGTCTGTGGGAACGGATGAACCGAAAGTTGAACGACTGGCAGACGGCTCTTGCTGGCATTGCTGCTGCCATCACGGGTATCATCATGGCAGGACGCTCGGCGGTGAACGCTTTTGCGGATATGGACCAGGAGATGGCGAATGTGCGCAAGTTTACCGGAATGAACGCTTCGGAGGTGGAGCAACTGAATGAGGACTTCCAGAAGATTGACACCAGAACGGGGCGTGAGGAGTTGAATAAGTTGGCGCAGGAAGCTGGACGATTGGGCAAAAAATCGCAGGAGGATGTCTTGGGATTTGTGAAAGCTGCCGACCAAATAAATGTGGCTTTGGACGACCTCGGTGACGGGGCTACGCTGACTCTTTCAAAATTGACAAACATCTTCGGTGACGAGGAACGACTCGGCACGGAGAAGGCTCTGCTTGCCGTGGGTTCCGTTATTAATGAGTTGTCGCAGAACTGCACGGCTTCTGCTCCTTATCTCGCAAACTTCACACAGCGCATGGCTGGCGTGGGTGCCCAGGCGAAGATGACCATCCCGGAAATCATGGGCTTCGCTGCGGTGCTGGATAGCCAGGGACAGGCGGTGGAGATGTCGGCCACTGCTGTTTCTAAAGTCATTATGGATATGTTCAAGGAGAACGACAAAATCATCAAGGCTACGGGACTTAATGCGAAGGAGTTCAACGAAACGCTGAAGAAGAGTACTAACGAGGGACTGCTGATGTTGCTGGATCGTCTTCACGAATTGGGCAACATCGACGTACTTGCTCCAGTCTTCAAGGATATGGGCGAGAACGGTGCTCGAGCTGCGCAGGTGATTTCAGCTCTTGCTGGCAACCTCGATATGGTGCGTTGGGAGCAGGAGGAAGCTACTAAGGCGTTTGCGGAGGGTACATCGGTCACAAATGAGTTTAATGTGCAGAACACGACGGTGCAGGCAGGACTTGACAAGGCTCGCAAGGGTGTGACGGAGATGGCGGTGGCACTCGGTGAGCAGCTGCAGCCGATAATGAAGCATGTCATCTCTTCCACCACTTTGTTGTTGAAGTTCATGTCTACTTCTATCACGTTCATAAAGGAGAACGCTTTTACTTTGGCTTCGCTGACTGCTGCTTTCATTGCCTATAAGATTGCGGTGAACGCTTCAAACATTGCCTTCAAGGCGCATTATGCGTGGCTTGTTATCTGCAAGACGGCAACGGCTGCGTACAAAACTACGGTGGCTACCTTACATGCTGCGCACTTACTTCTGCAGATGGGGCTCGCAAAACTGCAGGGCAACTGGGTACGTCAGTCATGGCTGATGTCGGACCTCAAAAAGCAGGGTGCTCTGCTCGCATCGGGCTATGGTGCGATAGCTGCCGGAGCCATTGCTCTCGGTGCGGTTCTTTATAAACTATACAAGAAGATGACGGAGGTGTCGCAAGCAGAAAAGGATTTGCAGGAGATACGCAAGCGTGGGCAGGAGGGCATCATCGACGAGAAGAACAAGATTGATGCGCTTATTGCGGTGGCGCGTGATGAAACGCAGTCGCTGAAGGACAGACACACGGCGATTGATGCGCTCAACAAGATTATCCCGAACTATAATGCCCAGTTGGATGATACTACGGGCAAGTATAAGGAGAACAAGAAGGCTCTTGATGATTACTTGAAGTCGTTGACTCGCAAGTATGAGATTGAGGGTGCTAAGGATAAGTTGCGTGATATAGGAAAGCAGCGTGTCGACCTTAATCTGGAAAAGCAGAGGCAGGAGCGTGTCGTTGCCATGGATGAGATGGAGGCAAGGACGGAAACGGTTATGCCTGGTCAGGAGGGAAAGGTGGTGCAGTTGGGTGTCAACTCGTTGCGTGCCTCGAACAGACGTGCGCTTGCCAAGACGAAGGAGGATCTTGCGGAACTCGACCAGCGTGAGGCGAACATCTTAGGCATATATGGCGAAGACATCAAGAAGGAGGCACTCAATGACGCGAAGAAAGAACAGAAGCGGGAACAGCAGACGCAGAACCCTCCATACACGCCTCCTAAGACGGACAAGAAGACGAAGACTGAGGATGTGCTGAAACCGCAGAAGGACTGGAAGACCAGGGAGCAAGCTCTCAACCGCATTGCGTATGCCAAAGGTGAGAAGGACTTTGAGGAGTACACGAACCGCATGACGGAGATTGATATGGAGTACAATCAGAAAGTTATGGCTAATGGCAAAACTACGAGTGAACAGAAGTTGGAAGCGGAAGCAGCGTACTATGAGGCGAAGAAAAAACTCGCTGATGACAAGAATACGCAATCGGCGAAGCAGGAGAACGACTACTACAATGAGCTTGTTGCTACGGAGAAACAGCGGTACATTGATGGTAAGGTGGATCAAAAGACGTTTGATGATGCGCTTGAACTCATGGAGTTGGAGCATCTGCGTCGTTTGACGAAGGTCTACACGGACGGTTCTAAGGAACAGCTGCAAGCGCAGAAGAATTATCAGAATAAGCTCGTTGAAAACCAAAAGCGTAATCAGAAGACCATAGAGGACAACGAGAAGAAGCATCAGAAGGAGCTTGCCAAAATCAAAGAGGACTACTTCGGGGATAACAAGTCGGAGAAGAAGGAGAAATACACCAAAGATAGTGCTGCCCTCGATGAGGTTTTCAAACAGGAGATAAAGGCCGCTGGCGACGATGCTAAGGAGAAGTTGCGCATCGAGGAAGCGTATCAAAAGGCAAAGGTGGCACTGGCGAAGAAGTACGGCCAGGAGTATAACGACACGAGCAAGAATTTTCTTCAAAACATGACGGAGGAAATCACGGAGTGGCTGAACTCGGACCTCGGACAGGCGGTGCAGGGTTCTTTCGACACGCTAACATCGGGCATGTCTTCAATATTTTCGGGCATGACTTCGCTTATTCAGGCGGAACTGGAGATACAGACTGCTGCCATCGAGAAGCGGTATGACAAGGAGATATCGCAAGCGGAGGGCAACAACTACAAGGTGAAGAAACTCGAGGAGCAGAAGCAGAAGGAGTTGGCAAAGAAAAAGAACGAGGCGAACAAAAAGATGTTTGCAATGCAGGTAATTCAAGCGGTGGCGCAGACGGCACAGAACGCCATATCGGCGTATGGCTCGGCAGCGGCAATTCCTCTTGTGGGTTATATCCTGGCACCAGTGGCTGCTGCAATGGCGGTGGCAGCAGGAGCAATTCAGATTGCTGCAATCAAAAAGCAGCAGCAAGCGAGTGAAAGCCAGGGCTATGCCAAAGGTGGCTTCACTCCAAAAGGCTCCAAGTTCCAAGAGGTGGGCGTGGTTCATGCCGGGGAATGGGTGGCGTCGCAGGAGATGCTTGCCAACCCGGTTGCGCGTCCCATCATCAACGCCCTGGACTATGCGCAGCGGACTAACACCATCGGATCCTTACGAGCCGATGATGTGAGCCGGACTATTGCGCCTATTGCATATAGCACGCCACAACAGCAACAGCCTATCATCGTGCAGCAGCAGTCGGACGGACTGGCAACAGCTGCAATTGTGCAGAACACAAAGGCAATGCAGAGTTATGCCGACACGATGAAGCAATTGGAGAAGCGATTGAGCGAGCCTTTCGTCACGGTGAACACGGTCACGGGTGACACTGGCATCAAGCAAGCGCAGGACGAGTATAGTATTTTAATGAGAAACAAGACTCCTAAATCAAGACGTAAGTAATATGGAAATAATAATCAATGGCAAACAAGCCTATCTGAAGAAGAACACTTCGTTTGACTTCATCTTCGAGAACCGTCTGTTTACGGGTAGCGACAGCTACACCTTGACAATTACGTTTCCACTAAAGGGATGTGCACGGAACATTGCCATCTTCGGGCACATCCACAGAGCGGATGTTATCAAGTCAAAGGTGGTATTTGACTGCGACATACGTGACGGTGCCTTTCTGAAATCTGGCTCCATCACTATCACGGAGATTTCTGACGTGGAGGTGAAGACACAGTTTCTGGAGGGACGCAGCGAGCAGAACTTTGACGAAACGTTTGACGATATCTATCTCAATGAAATGGAGTTGGGATATCCTACCAAGCGCGATAATCTTATAGCAGCAGAAGCGTTCAAACCATATCCAACGAACAACTGGGTGCCGTTGCCGTGGGTAAACAACTATTCCGGCAATCTGCAGAATGCTGTTACTACATCTGTCCATTTCATCACTGGCTTCGAGAATGTCAAAAGTACTCTTTCGTTCCAGCCATACTTATTGTATATCTTGAAGCGTATTTGTTCGCAATTGGGGTATGAGGCGAACTTTGCTGAACTGGAGCAATCGCAATATAAATATCTCTTGATTTGCAATACGCTTCCGGCTGCATGGGCTGCGTGGAACTTTGCCATTGCATTGCCTCATTGGACATTGAACGAGTTTTTTGAGCATCTTGAAAACTTCCTTTTCGGAGATTTTGATATCAACCATAAGGCTAAGCGCATCGAGTTTCATTTCTCTAATAGTCTGGCAAAATCGGCAGGAGAGGTAATCTTAAACAAGGTCTTGGACTCTTACACAACAGAGGTGTCGCAAGAAGATGAAAGCAAGTACATCGCTTCGGCTAACTTGAAATACGCTGATAATGATGCGCTTCTGTGGTCTTATTACTCGTGCGACTGGTTTATAAGAGCCAACAAGTCAAAGGCTTTGGTCTATGATACATTTCGGGAATTGATTGACATGGCAATGACGTTGAAGATTAGCGGTTATTACAAGTCTACGGGGCATAGCGGACATGGATACAGCGAGTCTTTCAGCCGTGGCTATCCAGTTGGAAGTGACGGAAACAGACTGTTTTATTGCAAGGAGATTGATACCTATTTTATAATGTACTGCTACAAATCAGAATTTGTCAGCAAGCATAATGGCATGAAGTGGTACAAGTATTATAACCGTCTGATGCCTGTAAATCAGTTCGGAGATTATTTTGTTGATAATGATGCTGACGATATTGAACTGAAAATCGTTCCTGCATGGATAGAGGGTACTGACGACAAGTATGGCAATTGTATGTTTCTCGACTGCGGAGAGTTGGGCAGTAGAGAAACATGGACTATATCGGAAGACGGTACAGGCTCTTCTGGCTCTGCATCTTCTGGCATCTACATAGGACAAAGACCGAACAATGAAGGGCAATTATCATCGGTACGCTATCACGATGATGTCGACTATGATGCAGGAGACTTGGCACAAGGCACTGCAAGCTATGTGATTGGCAAAGGAGAAACCGAGAAGTCATCTGCATACTTTGATGTTGTATATGTCGGCTTTTGGAGTGGACATTATCTTTTCGGCGGTAATCAGCCACATCCTATAATAGATAAGGTGGAGGTTACTGACTCGTTTGGGTATAACAGAACTCAATTCACCTTGCGATTGAAAGACGGCATAGCCAATTCTATGCGCTTGTCCATGCACAAGATTGACGGAAAGCAGAAGTTCCATTTCTCTTTCCTCTCTGACACAATACCAAATCCTCGTGCTTTGTTCTATATACGTGGGCAGAGGTATATATGCGAAAAAATAACTGCCACCTTCCATGAGTCGGGAAAGTCGCAGTTACTAAAGGGAATATTCTATCGTGTCTTAGCTGATTGAACGCTGCAGGGCTGTGGCATGGCGCTCGATGGTGGTGCGCAGCACCTTGGCATAAATCTGTGTGGTCTTGATGTCCTGGTGTCCAAGCATACGAGCCACATTCTCTATAGGCACGTCGTGAGCCAATGCCATCGTAGCGAAGGAGTGGCGGAAGCAATGCACAATTTAAGCAAAAGCAACGGAAAGTGAAGATGAGAGAAATGAACTGCAAGTGGTTGAGAATGAGCAATATTTCA